CGACATTTTGCCAGTTTGGAGTCTGCGTGTCACCTATTAACGTCCAATTTGGTGTTTGGCCGTCAGAAATAATTTGCCAGTTGGGATTTTGATCGTCAGGGATTGGCTTCCAATATACCGCAACTACATTACCAACTGAACCCTGCGCCGCAACCCCGGTCAACGCCAGAATCCTTGCGGCAATACTCATCGTGCCAGCCGAGCCTGTTGCACCCACACCCGTCAATGCAATGCTGCGATCTGCGGTAACAGAACCTACTGCGCCGTTGGCTTGGTTGGATGGCAGCGGGACAATCACACCACCTGCTACACCCTGTGCAGCAACGCCAGACAAATTAACGGATGCGGACTGAACAACTGTACCAACTGCGCCTGAAGCGGCAACGCCCGTTATCGCTTTGCTTTTGTCTGCGCTAACCGTGCCCACCAGACCCGAGGCCAAAACCCCAGACAGTGCGACTGTGCTTGACGGTACAACTGAGCCGACACTGCCAGAAGCAGTAACACCAGACAAATCTACGGACTTGCTTTGAACGACCGTGCCAACCGCACCTGATGCGGCGACACCCGTCAGAGCTACCGATACCGAGATACCGACTGTGCCGACATTACCAACTGCGCTATCCCCAGTGTCTGGGACAACTTCAGAGCCAACAACCGTTCCTACGTTACCCGAGGCCGCTACACCAGACAGGGCGATTTGACGTTCTGCAACAGTGACGGAGCCTACATTACCAGATGCGGCATCTCCAGTCAGGGCAACTGTGGATGTACCAACTACTGTACCAACCGCGCCCGTGCCGCCTACGCCCGTGAGGGCTATGGTAATGCTGACCCCGGTTGAGCCTACTGCGCCCGAGGCCGCGTCACCTGTAAGGATGGTCTGGCCATTGCCCCAAGTGCCTAAGCCCCAAGCGCCCGTGCCCCATCCGGCCATGACCTACCCTTTAGGTGGTAGACAAGCGCAGCAAAGCGGTTGTAGTGGTGTTCGATGGCATGGTCAGTGTGAATGTACCAGCCGTAATGGTTTGCGAACCGAACGTATGAACAGACACAGCCTTGTTGGACTGGGTGCTGTTGTAGATCAAGACGCAATCAAACGCAGTGCTCAGAGTTACTGTCGTGTATGTGATCGAAGCTGAAGGAGTCCAGTACGCCACACCAGCCGTAGCCGAGGAGTTGGTTGCCGTAGGAGCCGTTGCGTTGGTCACCGTCACGCCGCCAGCCGTGTAGTTTGTACCCGTCACTTCACCCGTTGCTGAGTACGCAGTGGTGGCCGCATTGATTGTGGCCGAAGTCAAGTACAGGGCTGCTTTAAACGTGTCAGCAGCAGTTGTGCCACGTGTAGGTGCAGTGCCAAAGTTGTGGGTGGCAGTTAACAATTCGCCCATGAAGCTCGTTGTCATGCTTTGCGTATTCGCCATGATATTTCCTTAAAAAGAAGCGGTTTCGCCGCCAGCAAAAGCAGGCATTTTCTTCAACGTCACATGGACAGAGCGATGCACAAGTTCGGCATCTTTCCAGTATTCTACCCAAGTGGTCAGTTCGTTGTCGTCCTCAAACGTGCCATCCTTGCGGTCAAGCAACGAGTCATCCATGTCGCCGTAGGTGGTTGTGACCAGCATGTGTGTCCTTACGAGATACGCACGATTGCGCTGTTGGCATCGGCGGTGGGGAATTGAATGGTGAACGTATTGCCGTTAACCGATTTGTCGGAACCAAAGTCCAGCACTGCCACTGACTTGTTGCTTTGCGTGGCGTTGTAGATCAACGCCGCCCGGGCGGTAAACGAAGCGTTTGCCCAGCTTGTGTCGTTAAAGTCAATGTAGGCTGTAGGAATCTGCCCGACATTCAAGCCCGATGTGGGGCTGACATTGATGACCAACGTGTTGCCGCCTGCTGTGTAGCCTGTGCCAGTCACTTCGTTGCTGGTTGTATACACAGTTGTTGTGGCGTCCAATGACGCCGCTGCTGTGTACAACGCAATCTTAAAAGTGTTGGGCGAAGTCGGGCCAAAGTTGTGGACTGCTTGCAGCAGCTCAACTCTGAAAGAAGTGGTTGTGGTTTGCGCGATAGACATCTCACGTCACCTGTATTCTTACTTGCCCAGAGCGGTAGGCATCCTGACGCTCCAGACCATCACCCAGCCGCTTGGCCAACGCAAGTGCTTCTTTGTACTTGGCATCGTAGAGCTGCATCATGTCGGTCTCGCCCTTCATGTACGTGTATGCTTCAACCAGTGAACCATACAGCAGCACAGTATCAAAGTTGTCGCCAAGCCACGAAGTGCCAGCAGTCACGATGGACTCGGGGTAGTAGAAATAGTGCAGCTCGGCTGTGTACGTAGCGTCTGGTGTGGGGCCAAGAATGAACGACAACTCGTTGGTGACGGTGCTGCCGGTAACAGTGGGACCAAACAACGCGTAGTACTTGGGGAACGCCTTGTCCGTAGGCTGCGGATATGCTTGCCGAATGAGGTTCACATCCTTGTTCAACAAATACTCATAGTCCCCGTTGGTGTGCACAACGGCCAACGAATACGGAGCCAAAAAGTCGTTTGGGCAAGCCAAATACTTGTTGCCGTCGGTCACCGTACCCGTTACGTTTTTGCGCAACGAAGGAAACTGGATCGAGTTGAAAATGCGCTGCTCTGCTTGCTGTACGAAGACAGGGATGTTCGCTATGAAAGACGTTTCATAGTTCTCCGTGTAGTCTTCGATCGCCTGTCTCAGAGCAGTGTAGTTCATGCCATCGGGCCTCGGGCCATCACGCCTTTAGTAGCTGCGCCATTACCGCGAGTCACGATCCCGCTGGTCTTTGTGCCTTCGTTGCCAGCCGACTTGCTGATGCGGCCAATGCTCACATCCATCGAGTCGAGCTTGCTGCGGTCTTTGCCGTAGCCGGGGTTTTCTTCAACCTTGACTTCCTTGCCGCTCATTGTGTGCGGCTTGGCGTAGGCTGCTGCGGGGAGGTTGTTGATCTTGGCCATGGTATTAACCTGTCTTTTGGTTGTTTGCACGAGACATGTTGCGGCCAAGACGCATGCGGTCTTCCGACGTAGGACCACCTTTTTTGAGCTTCAAGGCTGTGCCTTTGCCGCCCTTGTGCTCTTGAGCGTCGTGCTGTTTGAACGCTTTTTTGATGAGGGCGACGTCTTGCTTTTTGTCAGCCTTCATTGATTCCATCTTAGCCATATCAAGCTCCTATCTGTACCGTTACTGTACCAACTTGTGCTGCCAATGCCAAGTAGTTTGGCGTCAGCAGATCATCATACGCTCTTGCGCCACCAACAGGGTTCCAGCCCCACTGAATATCGCGTGAACCGCCTGTCAGGTTGCCTTGTGCGTTGGGTCCTGCCGTCACGTACGTCGTGTCTTTACGAGGGTTACGCACAGCCTGTGGGTCGTCCACCGGATACATGCCCAACTGCAACTGTGGCTGATCGGGGTCCCAGCACACGTCGCAGACCAACAGATTGTAAATCTTTGTCTTGATGACTTCCTTTCGCAAGGCCGTCAACTTGAACTGGAAGCCGCAGCGATCGCATATGGCGATGCTGTTCTTGCCAGATGCAAAGCGATTTCCCATTTACGTACCGCTTCCAATGAACATCTGGCGCGGCACAAACCGAACCGCAGCCTTCTCGCGGTCTTCATCAGATGCCAACTGCCAAGCCTCATCGTACTGCGCTTTGAGTACATCCAAACGCTGCGCACCGCCATCGACCTTCAATGCCAAGTAGTAGGCCAGCCCTGCAACCATGCAAGGGATGAACCGGAAAGGTACGTCCATGACGTTCACACCGCCGCCAGCGTCTTGTGTGCGGCGCAGACGCCAATACACGAACTGATACGTCTGGGTGTTGTCTGGCGTTGGCCAAACGGTAAACGCAGGAACTTGCGTCCAATAGACCGTTGCGCCTGTGTTGTGGGTCGTAGCCAACGTGTTCTGTTGTGCCCGGCCACAATTGTTCAGTGTACCCGCCGTTGAGCCTGCTGTGGGGGTGATGTACCCGTAGCTGATGACTTCGTTGTCCAGCTTAATGAAGCCTGCGGCTGGCAGGTTGTTCACGTTGTCGATCGCAATCGTTGTGGCTGTAGCCGAGACTGTGGAAGTGAGCACCGCGCCTACTGCCCCATCTTGACCAGACATGCGCTGCACCCAGACCTGAATGGGCCGAGCCTGCTGCAACTTGTTGGGGATCGTAGCGTACGTAGAAACACTGATACGCGTGATGGTCAAGTCGGCTTGCGTCGAGGCGCTACCTGCGCCTGTGCGGATGACGTGCTCCAGCAAATCCACCGTGTCATTGGGCAAAGCGTAGGTGTTTTGGCCGGGGACCAGCGTGATCGTGCCTTGCTCAAACGTCCACATGTTCAGGCCACGGTTGGCCCAGTCAGCAAACATCAGATTTAAGGAACGCCGCGCAGTACGCAGGTCATATCCGGTGCGCAGCTCTTGCCCACAGCGCTCAAACGCTTCCTCTACGATCTCCGTGAGGTCGAGGTTAAAAGATGAGACACCGGATGTGAAAGCCATTACTTAAGCCCCTTGAGGGTTTCTGCCAGACGTGCGCGTTGGCCCATCTTGCCGGGTTTTTTAGCCGCAGCCGCCAGCTTCTTGGCAGGAATCGGTTCGCCTTTTTTGGCTCCCAATTCTTTGCGCAAAGCACCGGGTTTCTTGATTGCGTCTTTGATCCAGTTCTTGGTAGCCATTTAGCTTACTCCGCCTTGATAGTCTGTTGGGGCTGCTGGTGAGGGTTGAGTTGGTATTTGCAAAGGCAGCGTGTTGCCAACAGTCATGGGCTGTGCGCTATTCGCTTGCTGAAGCATACCCATAGGACCGCCTATAGGGCCTTCGTTTGTTGGTACGTTCGGGAAGTTGCCCCCTTGCATATTCCTACTGTTACTCTGAGCTTGTTGCGTGCGCAACCACTGCACAAACTTTTGTGGGTCTGCTTCTATTGCTTTTGAATCAAGCCCGGAAAACGGATTTTGTTGTTGCTGTTGTTGCTGTTGACCGCCCATGAAGGGGTTATGCATCTGGTAAGGATTGCCTCTGCCAAATCCGCCCATGCCGCCACCGAAGCCGCCACCCATGAAAGGATTTTGCATCTGTTGACCGTAACCGCCCATGCCGCCACCGAAGCCGCCACCGTAGCCACCCATGCCACCACCCATAAAGGGGTTCTGCATTTGATATGGGTTACCGCCGCCGCCAAAGCCGCCCATGCCTCCACCCATGAAGGGGTTCTGCATCTGGTAAGGGTTGCCACCACCGTAGCCACCACCGTAGCCACCACCGTAGCCACCCATACCGCCGCCGTAGCCACCACCGTAGCCACCCATACCGCCGCCGTAGCCACCCATACCGCCACCGTAGCCACCCATACCGCCACCGTAGCCACCCATAAAAGGGTTTTGCATCTGTTGACCGTAACCGCCCATGTAATCGCCGTAAGCCATTATCTATACCCCGCTGTTTTTTTGGCTATGCCTTTTGGCTGCGCCACAAACTGTTTACCTGCTGCTTTACCTGCCCGCTTTGCTCTCGTGGTGGCTGCGTACTCTGCCGGGGATAGCGCTTTAATTGCCTTCTCCGGTAAGTAACGCTCTCCAGTCTTGCTTGACGGTTTGCCGGACTTGGTGCGCCATTTCTGGTCGCCCCAGTCTTTCAGGGATTGCTGCGGCGCTTTCATGTCAATCTCTATACCCGCCACCAGCGGCTTTGTACTTCTTGGCCACAAGTTGCGCTTTACGGGCGGACCACTGGCCTGCACCAGTGCCTTGCGTTGCGGCGGCTTTTACCTGAGACACAATCCGCTTACGCAAACTGGGCTTGGTGTAATTGCCTGCCGCATTCACGTGCCCGCCTTCGGCATACATGTCAACGGTATTCGGATCGTCCTTGCGTTTGATCTTCTTAGCCTTTGGCATCTTGCTGGGGGAAATGGCCCCCATCCCCCGGCTTGCCATCATTTCAGCACATCCCGCCGCTTGCCATTTTCTTGGTCATGCCGCCACCGCACATGGCTTTGACGCGCTCGTGCTCCAGTTGATGACCTGCTGCGTGCTTCTTGTAGTCCTCGAAGGCAGGCTTGTGACCGTCACCACCAAAACGCTTTTCAGTGTCTTCGATGATGTGACGGGGTTCGGTAGTAGCTTCAGCTTTAAATTTTGCCATGATGTGCTCCTTATTTAAGACCTTTGTCGCCCTTCATGACGATCATTGTGCCTTTGGTTTTACCCTTAGACGCAATGCCATCACGGCTAGGAGCAGCCGTTTTTACAGCACCCATTTTGCCGGACATTGCAGAGCCGCCACCGGCCATCTTGGTCATGCCGTCTTTTTTCTTGGCCATCATTGCCATGAAGCCGGGGTTCATTTTAGAAGCCATGGTATCACCACCTTTTGAAAATTTGCGGCCCTTGTCCGCGTTAGAAAAATCTTTGCCCACAGATTGTGGGACGCCTGCCTTCTTCGCAAAAGCCGGGCTGTGCGCCACGGCTTCCATAAAGTTGTGTTGCTTTTTACTCGTGCTTGGCATCATCGCCCCGCTTGAATAAGCTGGTCAATCTTTGCTTCAAGTTTGTTGAAGCGTTGGTCAATGTGGTCAGTAATGCGCTGAATTTCTGTTTGAGTAACGTAATCACGTGCGACCTCCTCGCGTGTTTTGTTGAGCAGAATGTCGAGGCGTTTTATTTCCGCAAACTTCTCCCGCAACGTCATTCCGATGAGCGTGGTTACAAGAGTCAGCGCCGCTGACCAAATGGTGTTGAAATCCATTTAACACTTCCATCTTGCAAGTGAAGCCGCCTTGCGGGTAGGCTTGCCGTTTTCGTCTTTCATCGGGCCGGGCATACCGGACATCCGAGCGCAGAATGAGTCTTTGCGAGGGCCACCTTGGGGCTGGGGGGCCTTCAGGTTGCTGCCCGTAGCGGCGTTGTACTTGGCCCGGCCCTTTGCCGTCAAGCCAGCACCTTTGGAAATAGGCAGCTTCTCCCCACGGCCAACGGCCAGTGACGGACCTTTTTTCTTGGGCGCTGCTTTAGCCATAGAACACTTCAATACCCACAACAGTTCCTACACTGGTTGTTAGGTACAGTCCTGTAGTTGCCACAATACCTTCACCGGGTATTGTGATATTAAAGTTCACCGGGGTGGCAACGCTGGCAATATCCATCGTAAACAGCACGGCGGCAGTGGCGCTGCCATCACGGATTTCAAATGTAGCCGCTGTTGTAACTTTAGGGCTAACCACAATACCTTTGAGGCGCGTGCGCCCCGCTACAAAAGAACCCGCCGCGCTTAGATGCGCTGCTTTTACGTCTGTTTGCATCATAATCAATCTCCTTTAAAACAGGGGCCGAAGCCCCTGAGACTAATTACTGCTGTGTTGCCGATGGGGCCATAGAGCCGCTGGAATCACGCACCATGTAACTGATGATGACGGTGGCTGCGCCAGTGCTCGAAGAGCCTGTAGTTGTAAACAAGATCGCTGCATCAGTCGAGCCCACGTTGGCCTGTGTAGGCGTGAACCCAGCCGCGATAGTGATGGGGTACGTGCCAGCCGACGTAATGGTGGTTGCGGTAGCAGTCGCAGTACCGCCGATGCTTACTTGCAGCGTGGTGGCTGAAGCAAACAGCGTGGTGGTCAAAATCTGGACGTCGGTGATTGCCGCGCCTGCGGGAATGAAACCAGCAGCAATGCTACCTGTAGCCACTTGAGCAGCGGTCAGGTTAAATGATTGGGCAACAAGGGTTGCGCCAGTGTTCTGAACTGTGCCAGCGGTAGTGCCAGTTGTGTTTTTGACGGTGCCGAGCAGCCAAGGGCCAAGGTGTGTTGCGAATCCCATGATTTTTCCTTCATGCAGTTAAAGGTGTATCAATCTTGCATGACGTCCGCCGGGACGGTTTGATACACCGGAAAGCCCGGATGGCCCAATATACACCAAAAGAAAAAGGGGCACAAGGCCCCTTTTTCACTTTATCAGGTCGAACCTGAAGAACCCCACATACCGAGGGGATCAGACCAGCCGAACGAATAACGCTCACGGGCCTTGTAACGGACGTTACCAGTGTCGAAGTCACCGTCCATAGAGTTCGTCAGAGGCGAACGCTCAAAGTGCTTCAGACCGTTTGGCACGTCTGTTGTCAAGAACCAAGCATTGACGTCGGTCAGATAGTGGTTAATTGCGTAACCTTCTGGGATCGAACCGTTGTTCTTCAACGCGTTGATGTCGTTGTCGGTTGTACCAACACGCAGGCTGGTTTCCAACAAGCGGGTTGCAACGAATTGCAGTGCTGGAGGAATAATCAGCTTACGGGGCTGGGCAGCGATCAACAGACCACGTTCATCAGTCCAAGCAGCGATCTGAATCACAGCGTTTTCCAACGATGTTTCGTTCAAGTCGACTGCAACGCTTGGGCTGTTGTAGTTCACGCCACCGTTGATGAGTGGGTGACCAACGCGAGTGCTGGAAGAGTTCACACCGAACAGCGACACACCGTCACCACCCAAGTAAGAGCCGCTGAAACCGTTGTTCAGAATGGAAGCAGCTTTAACTTGCTTGGTGTAGGCCATGGCGCGTGCCAAAGACTTGGTGTAGCGAGCAGACAGGCTGTCGTACAAGTTGTCTTCAACAGCTTCTTCAGTGATGGCGAAGCCCAAGGCGATGGTTTCGTGGCTGTAACGGGCAGTGAACGCTTCCTGCGCATTGTCATAAGCAATGGCAGAACCTTCGTTCTTGACCGGAGCAGCGCCGAAACCGGCCAGCTTGGTTTCTTCTTCAAAGCTACGCTCAGACTTCTCTGTTTCGTAGATTTCTTTGTGCTCTTCGCCGTAGCGTGCGTACTCCATACCGAACAAAGCGTTCAGACCGGGAAGCAATTCTTTGAGCAGTTGTGCGCGTGAAATAGCCATGATTTAGCTCCTTTTACAGACCAACAGCGTTGCTGTAAGAGTGGTATCCGGGGTTAAACTTCACCAGAATGTCAGTGTAGGCGTCACCCACGGTCGAGAAGCCTTGCATGTCAACAAAACCAACGACGCGGAAAGCGGCAGTAGTAGTGACAGCAGAAGAGCCTGCAACAACAGCAGTGTTTGAGTTGCCAGTGGTGGTGCTACCTGTGGAGGTAGATTGCACAGCATTCAAAAACACGTTTGCGCCCAATGCAGCCTGCGTGACAGAGCCAGCAGACTGAACTTGGAACACAGCACGGTCGTCGTCAATCACGTAGGCAGTGATGGCTGTACCAGTAGGTGCCACAGTGTTAGCTGGGTAGTACTGAGCGTAGATCACTTGGCCTTGCGCGTTCACGTATGAGCAGCCAACAAACACACCAATACAGCCAGTGTTAGCAGTACCAGTGGGGAAACCGTTGGTAGTTGCATCAGCACCAGTCGAGGTAGCGATTTGAATGTAGCCTGTTGTAGCCACATACACGAGTGAACCATTGAAGATGTTCGTGTTGTAACCAGCAGGGTTGATGAGGAATTGTCGAGTGCTACCCGCATAAGGTAGGCCACCCAACTCGTTTACGGCTTTAAAGCCGTAGGGCGTTGCGGTAGATGCCATTTAGGGCTCCTATATTACTTTGAACCAGAACCAAATCCTTGTCCGCGACTGGTTGTTGACTTGCGGTCAGCAAACAGCGGCATCCGAGGGTCGTTGTTTCGCATGAAGTGGTTGTCCACTGAATCCATCTGGGTTTGCGCTTGCGCGTTGTAATACTCTTCACGGGCACGCATCTTGTCGATTGGGCACTTGCAGAGCATGAGCCCACCGATCTCGACGTTACCTGTGGCGGCATTACCGTACAGTTGCAACTCCGGATGGTCTACTGCTTTGACCGGCTCCCAGCCCTCGCGCATCTTGGTAGATACGTTGCGGGTCTCGGCCTGTCCAAGAACGTGTGTCGCAATCCAGCGATACGCCATTCCGGGTTCAGGTGTCGGATCAGGCAGTGATGTCGGCGGTACGTATACAGCACGAGCAGATTTTTCGCGCGACACAAGGTCACGAGGGGTACGTGTTTCAGCCATTTCAGTTCTCCAGTTTTGCTACTTGTACAGCGTATTGCTGTGGGGTTAATCCAAGTTTTCTGGCCAACGCCACTTGGGTATTGGTCAAACGAACTTTTCCAGCGCTCGTAGAACGAGACGCCGAGGCGACAACCGTCGTAGGCTTGCGGCGAACCTCACCTGTCTGATTTCTGTCTTCGCGCCCAAATAACTCTGGGAACTTGGACTTCATGCGACCATCAATCTGGTCGAAATACTCTTGCGATCGGGGATCAACCCCGCCGTTGACTAATTTTTGATGCAGCCCTAGTGCGTAGCTGGTGTATTCCTCGAACCCCGAGGAGCCGAACCACTGGTTTCTTGCCTGCCAGCGCAGTGATTGTTCGTCCGGCTCAACCCTTTGGGGCTGTCGTGATTGTGTTTGTACAGGAATTTCTGTTTCCTGTAAAGGGGTGGGGCGAAAATTTCTTGCCGCCTCAAAACGCATCTTCGCTTCCATCACAGCTTCTTGTGCAGCAATGATGGCGTCAGTGTCAAACGCCTCGTGGGCATCTTTTAACTGGCGGCGCGCTTTCTCCATTTCGGATTCGGCACTCTGCCGAACAGTTTGCGCAAAGGCTTCCTGTCCGTAATTGACGTTTTGTTTAAGCTGGTTGTTCTCGTGGATCAACTGCTGTGCAAGACGCTCCAGCTCAGCTTTCTCGCGCATCGTGGCTTCTTTGACGCGGCGCTCGTCGTGTCGCGCATGTGTCAGCTCCTTGATACGCTGCTGGACTTTGCCAGAGTAGCTCTCAATTTCATCGTCTGTCGGGTCATCCACCACCTTGTTCAAGGGCTGGCGACCACGGTCTTGCTCGGGGGTATCGTCGACAACTTCAATTTCGATGTCGCCTTCACCTTCGATTTCGACCTCGACGTTTTTATCCTCAACTTCGTCGGGAAACTTGAACGGTTCCATATCTACTCCTTAAGCGCGGGTAATACCGCGTGGGTCTTGCACAACAGCATCAACTTGGTCGTCGTTGATGAGACGGAATTCCTTCCCGTAAATCTTCACTCGTGTACCGGAATACGTACGGACAAGGATGAAATCGCCGGGTTGGCACCAAGGTCCGGTGGGGAACTTGGCAGTGTCCTTGTAAGCGTCGGGGCCATGCTTCAAGACAAACAACACCGTGGTGGCGTGCTCTTCCTGACGAATGATGTCCGATGGTTTTACAAGGTCCAGTGTGGTTCCTGCATAACGTTCTTCAACGTCAGGCACGGCACACAACAGTTTGTAGCCCGCTGGGTCGGGCAGTTGCCGAGCTTTTTCTTGCGCAGTTGCGTCTGGTGCAGGCGCATCCGTGGCTTGAATTGTCTCGGGTAAGGCGAAAGAGCCGGGGCTCAAATCGATTTCACTCATTTGCTTTTTCCACTTTCTCTGCAAGGTCGATGATGTAACGCTCTGCAAGCGCCAGACCCTGAATGGTCCCGCAGAGTTTTTGGTATTCGTCAAATGAGCGGCATGCCCCACCAGCCAAGTCATCGGCGTAGTTGTTCATGTCGGTGCGTATTTGTTCGCGCAATACGCGTGCGAAGTCTTGGATCATTTAGGTTTCTTGTCCTTTTGAGCGTTGGCTAAGAGTTGGGCTGCTTGCAAAGCGTTTTGCGCTTTGTTCTTGGCAATGTCGGAGCCCAGCTTGACGCCTGTCTGCTCCTCATTGAACTGTTGCTTGGCTTGGCTTTCTTTGATCTGCGCACCGATGCGCATACCGTCGAGCTGCAATTGGCCTGAAATTTTTTGCTCTTCCAGCTTTTGTTTGTCCGAAGTGGCGGCGGCGTCAATCATCATGGACTGAGCCTTAAGCTCCAGTTCTTTCTGCGCCATCTGCATCTTGGCCTGCTCAAGCTGCATCTTCATCTGAGCTTCTTGCTGCTTGATCTGCACTTCCTGCATCTTGATCTGTAACTCTTGCTGCTGCATCTGGATCACAGGGTCTTGGGCTTGCTGCTGCGCTTGCTGCTGCGCGGCCATGGCTTGGTTCTGCTGGACCACCTGCTGGGCAGCTTGCGCCATCATGGCCGACAGAGCGATCTCCATCTGTGGTGGCAACTTCTCATCTTCGGGAGGCAGGGGCATCCCGAGCTGCGCCTCGATCTGCTGGCGCATCATGAACCCAGCGTGCTCGGCAATATGCGCTTGCAGCGCGGCTCCGATCTTGGGGGCCTGTGGGTTTTGGCCAATCAACGCCGCGATCGACGGGTCTTGCATCATCGCGCTGTGCACAGCGATGTGGGACTTGTGGTCTTGGTGCAGGAACGCTTTGACCGGCTCCCCTTTTAGGATGCCTTGATTCTCCGTCACCGGATCGGTTGGCTTCATGTCATCTTTGATTGGCACGAGCTTGTCGGCGTTCTTGATGCCCAGCACCTCCAACATGTTGCGGTGCAACTGCGGCAAGTCGTAGATGTCCGGGGCCATCTGCGCCATCTGGATCACGGCCTGATACTGGATCACGCGCTGGCTCATAGTGGCCGCGTTCGGATCGCTCACAGGGATTACGTCCACCAGATCGTAGTCTTCTTTCTTGGCCTTGCGTGAGCCGTACTCAGGCTCGTACGAGTAGTCAGAGTCGGTGTAGTCGCGGATGATGTCCTTGAGCAGGCGCAACTCTTGCTTCAGGGCGAAGTGAACTCGGGCCTGAACAGCCGTCATCACCTTGAGCTGGCGCTCAAGCAATGCAAGGGTTGTACCGACAGGAGCTTGTGCGCTCATATCGCTGACCTGCATGTCTGCCGTTGCGGCAAACCGACGGCCTTCGTCCACAATGTTTTGGAGTAGCGTATACAGAACGCTTGATGGCTCCTTGTACGGAAGAGGCAGGATGCTGTCGCGGATGCTGCCCGAGGCGACGTCTACGTCCCGGAATTCCCCCGGTGCAATGGGTGTGTCATCACCCTTAATCCGAAGGCCACGCGATTTAAGACCTCCGGGGAGGTTAGAAAGAGTTCCCGCGTCGACCAGTTGACGCATAAGAGACGTTGCGGACTTGGCGAAGCCTCCGATGAGGTGAAAGAGTCCAAATCCGTAGGCTCCGAAGCCGGGGATGTACTGGTAATGGACGAAGTGTTGGCGCTTGAGCTTGAGGTCATCGTCTTCTTTCCAGTTGCGGCGGATTGCCAGCACGTCGTTCGTGCCTTTAATCATTGTAACCACGTAGGGCAACAAGATGCCCGTGGGGTTACCGTCTTCATCCATGTCCTCAAAACCGTCGAGGTCCAAGTCGACGTGGCACTCGTACAAAGTAAAGCGATCGTCGTTCAGATCACTGAAGCCGGTCTCTTTGTCCTTGGCTTTTTGGATGTCGGTCTGCGCACGGCTGGGTTCACCCAGCTCGATGTCACGGTAGAACCCTGCTGCTTGCAGCTTGGTGATCTCGTTCTTGGTTTTGCGCATGACGTGCGTGATGCGGTAGCACGTATCCATGTCTGTGGCCCCGTATGGGAGCAGCATGTCTTCGGCAGGCACAAAAATCGACACTTGACGGCCCAGACCGGGGTCAAAATACACTTTTTTGAACGCCGAACCGGTGGCCGGGAGGCTCCACAGCATGCGTTCGTGCTCTGGGCGGAACTCTTTCATCACGTCTGTCAGCTCGTGATTCATGTCCTCTTCGATGTTTGCCGCGATTTCTTTGTTCTCTGGCGTGACTTTTCCAAGGATTTTGGTCTTGACAGGGCCTTGCGCGGGGAAGGTTTCGGTGATGGTTTCGGCTTGAAAGCGCACCACAGCTTCTGTAATCATGGGGTGGAACACACCGCAAGCCCCGTTCCAAGGCTCTGTGCGCTCTTCCATCTGCAAACCCAGCAGTTTTAAGCCCTCTGTGTAAGACTTCTCCCAGTCTTTGCGGCTGGATTTGTCATTCTCAATGTCCCGGGACAAGTCGCTGGCCATGGAACTGATCTTGCCCTCATCCATGTACTCGGCAAGGTTGTCGCTGAAGCCTTCTTCCTCTGGATCGCCTTTACCAAGGGTGATCTCCATACCACCCATACCGATCGTGACCTCTTCGGGATCAACAATCTCAATTTCTAGCGGGGATTCACCCATCGCTGCCTCGTCGATACCCATCGGCTGCTGGTACAGCGCCTTGTCAATGTTCGTTGCCATCGTTCAGTCCTTAATAGTATGCGGCCTTGCGGGCGTAGCTGTACAGATCGTCCTTCTCGTCGGAGTCCAGCGCGATAAATCCGCCTTGGCGGAACCGCAAGAGCGCCTGAGTTGTCGTATCCACGTAGTCATCGTGCTCTCCAACAGGGAAAGCAGCCATTTCTTCGATCACTTCCCGCGCCCAGCGCGTGTCGGGTGCCCAAACCATGCCAGAAGCGAACAGATCGGACACCGCGTTTAATCGTACCATCTTGTCGTTGCCCCGGCTAGGGTTCGTTTCCTGCACCGGTATGCCCATGTTGCGCAATTCTTGGATGAGCGGCGCACCAGACGCCTTCTTTTCCACGATGAACGCATCGGGCTCCCATTCTTTCCAGTGTTTCAGCGCTGCGGCCTTCAAATCTGGGAACGTCATGCGGTCTTTGAACGCATCGAGCAGGATGATCTGGGGTTTGTCCCCTTCTTCCTCGTTGTAGAACACGCCCCACGTGGTGCAAGCGCTGTAGTCGGAGTTGTTCTTGATTTCAAACGCCGTATCCCAGCTCTGGATGATGTAGTCACAGGGCGGCGGCTTGTCCGGTTCCCAGATTCTCCACATCTTGCGCGACACAATGGCGCTTGATTCACTGGTGGGCTGCTGCATGTACTGCGCGTTCCAATATCTTGGCTCGATACTGGCCTTTGTCGCTTTCAACGCATCCAGCGCCCACTGTTCTGGCCACAGTGACTTTTCTTCCGGCGTATCCTCATTCAGGATGGCCGGAAGTTCTACGATCTCCCATGGAACTGCGTCGGGATTCTTGGTCTGGTAGTCGATCAACCGGCCAGTCAGGTCCAGCAACGACCAACGCGTCATGATGACGATGATCGCCCCGCCCGGCATCAGTCGCTGGAGCGGGCCTGTTTGAAACCATGACCACGCCGTGTCGAAAGCCAAACGGGAATTCGCCTTGACATCCTGCTCGGAGTGAGGGTCATCAATAACGAACAGATCAGCACCACGACCAGCAAGAGCGCCGCCAACACCGGCAGCGTAATACTGACCGCCAGCAGAAGTAGACCATTTACCAGCCGCTTTCTGGTCGTCAGCAACCAATGTGTTGGGAAAAACCTCATGGTACTCCTCCGTCTCAATCAGATTTCGCACCCGCCGACCGAAGTCCTCCGACAGACCCGCCGTGTGCGTGCCCATGATGATCTTCTTGTTGGGGTACTTGCCAAGGAAGTAAGCGGGGAACAGGTAAGACGAAAACTCGGACTTACCCATACGCGGCGCGATGTTGATGATGACGCGCTTCTTGCGGCCCTCGATCACGTCCGTAAAGATGCGGGCCAGCTTCTTGTGGTGCGGTCCGACTTTAAACCCGGGGTACACGGCTGTGGCAAAACCCAGCATGTTGGTCTTTGCAGCCTGAAGGCTGGCGCGGGACTCGCGCAACTCCAAATCTTGGAACAACTCCAGCTTATCTTGCGTGGACATGTGCGGCAGCGCCCGAAGGAGCGCTTGCAACTCTACCTTTGACAGCGTGGTCAGTTTATCAAGCTGCATTGGGCGGCGTCACTTCAGAAACATCCACAACATCAACGACTTGCATGAACCGGTTGAGCTTGTCCTTGATCCGGGTCTCCAGCTCATCGTCCGACATGTCGGCCTTCTTGACCTCCACCCGTTCGGTGAACAGCGCGACTTCCGTGACCTTGCCCAGCATATCAAGAGCTTTGAGCCGGATGCGGGCGTCGGAGTGTTTTGTTTCTTCCAGAATCTGCGCCACGGCGTAGCCGCGCAGCTCCTTGGCCTGCTCCACGAACTGCCAGTCGTAGGCAGTGAGCATGCCCACCAGATGCTGAACAGCCGCTGGGGTTTTAATCTGTGACAGGGCGACCTGTGTATTGGGGGCTGACTGGCCGGTAACCAGAGAGGCAAAAGACTTGCGTGCTGCTTGGGCGTCTGCCTTGGCTTCAATCTCTTCATCATCCAGCCCCAGCTCTTTGAGCCACTCGGCTGTCTTGACTTGGGCGTCGATCGTTTGCGCCGCGTCTGCCTTTTGAATAGGCGTAGGCATAGCCGCAGGGCTGTCTTCCACTGCTGGTTCAAATTCGCCGTCAATCAGGTGTTCTAACATTGCGTAGGGTGGTGCTGGCGTGCACTTGTTTCCTCGTTGGACAAAGTGTACACTACATGTGAGTGACGCCGCAAGGTCTTGTCGCTTCTCCTTGGGATGGTAGAACATCTCCTTCAATCCCCGGCGGGCAACCTCCGGGGATTTTTTTATGGGCTGTGTCAAATGTTGGACAAGAGTGCATGGAAATTTTTATAAAATTTTTGGGGTGGGTCATGTTGGGGCTGAGTTTTGAAAAATTGGATTTGCGGGTGAGAAACAGTGTTGTAGTCCTGATGGTCGGGGGTCGTCAAAAAGGGGTGGTGGGGGATGGGTGGGGGTCGAAAGTTGCCGTTTCAGGGGGAAAATGAGGCCGAAAATACCCCGAAAACAAGGGGCTCAACCCCGATCAAAACGGGGGGTGTGCACAATGGAGTTAGCTTAGGGATTGGCCCTGAGCAAAGCAACGGGGGAACGGTTCCCCCATTCCAAGGAGTTTCCAAATGAGCAAAGCAATCAACCACGTTAAGGCTTTCATCGCCATGAACAGCAACGCATACGCCGCCGCCTCTGCGGTGTTCAAACAGATTGAGGCGCAATCGGACAAATGGGCGGAGGCCCTTGCCAAGGCGGGCATTGTCGGGCCTGACATCAAACCCTTTGCCGTGGCGTATGTCGCTGAAGTCATGGATGTGCAACCACATCCGAGTCGCAATGGCGGGGAACTGACGTTCATCAAGGATAGCAAGCCGTACAACCGTGTGCGCTACTTGGTCGATGTTGCCACTGGTGCGGCTGATGCCAAGGCCGCAAAGCGTAGTAGTTCGGCCAAGGTCGAGGTCGATGTCGTTGCGAAACTGCTCAAGGAGTACGCCGCCCTGACACCCGCACAGAAAAAGGCTTTCAAGGCCGCTCTGTGATTAAGGGGGGAACGGTTCCCCCCTTATGCGTTTCCCGCATAACCGCAAGAGAGAGGCTCTTGCGGTGTTCTTTCCCTTGTCCAATCCATATAACTGAAAGTAATTAACCATGGCTTTTGAAACCACCAACGCTAAAGTGCGCCCCCAATTCGAGGGGCAGATCGTCAAATTCACATCAGAGCATGGCGTCACGCTGTACGACATCGCCAAGCGAAACCCCAAGTACGGCAACCTCGAATGGTGGGCGCTCAACGAACCCACAGCCGATCAAATGTTCATTGCAATCCAAGGAGAATAACCATGCGTAACCTCAACCAATACCGTATCAAGTCCGTAGGCACAGTCACGCTCGGCGTGACGGACTACCAGATGGAATACCACTACCCCAATGGCGGCAGTCAATACGTTGTCTACGTCTACAAGCGCAAGGCTCTCAACGAACGAGGCCTCACCTTCACCACGGACGAAGCCTTCTTCCAATGGCTCAGCAAGCAACCCAAACAGCAAGACCTGTTCAAGTGATTAAGGGGGGAACGGTTCCCCCGTCCATGATTAAGGAGCTTTTACAGTGTCTAAAGAGCTGTCCCGAGCTAGTCCAAGATTATGGCGTAGTCGACAAGCGTAGGGCCTGCCACAAACGGCGTGGTTACTGGGCGTCCGAACTTCTGGCCCTATATATATATCTTTTTAAAAGTATTTATATATATAGGAGCGTCCCTTCACAAGGGGGTGCATTTTTCCACATTCAAAAGGACACTTTTGCTCAAGTTTAAAAACTCCAGAAAAAAGATAGACAAAGTGGGTCAGTTTTGCCACGGCCCTAGTAACCATGCGGGTTCCAGCGTCCCCGAGTCTTGTCTAGTAAGGAACAAATCTTTGGACATCCTCTTTACACACGGCAGGCTCCTTGCTAAACTACCTGCCTCACCCATCTCTAAAGGAAAAACCTGCCATGTACGAATCGTATGTCAAGATGAAACCCAACGATCTTCACGATCACCTCACGCGCACCCTCAAGCTCCATCCCTACCGCATCGAGCAGATTAAAAAGGATGTTGCATCCCTAAAGGAAGTTCAAAGAACCGACCGCATCACTCGCACTGTACGCAAACAAGCGTGGCAAGACCTGCTCCAACCACTGCGGGCAGAGCTGAGTAACGCCAAGATCGGGCGCAAGTACAAACCCGATAAGCAACCGCCCGAACGCATCGAGGTGTTCGATGCCTACATCAAGGTGATGGAGAAACTCGTAGCCAAGTTCTCGATGCCGAGCACCAAGCTCACACTGCATCCCTCGCAGATGGTCAAGGAGCACAACGACACGGGCAAGGGATCGCCCATCCCGAACAACGGTATGCACTGGACGGACTGGATACCCGCACACATCAAGAACGCCATCGCTGATGCGTTCGCCGCACTGCCATACAAACCCAAAGCCAAGCGAAAGATTCCTTTTCAGCGGGTGACCCTGCCTGCACAGCACAAGCGGGCGAAGGCCAAGCTCATCAAGCGCACACAAACGGAGCTTGCCAATGCCGAGCGCCTGTACCAACTCAACCCAACCGAGGAGAACGGCAATGTAATCCACCGCATCGACAAGGCACTCAAGATTATTGAGGCACTTGAACCCACCGAAGTCGTGCCGCACACATGGCATGGCGTAGAGATTATTTAACGGGGGAACGGTTCCCCCATTCAACCCAAGGAGAAAGAAGATGACTGAAGGACAAGAGCACGAGTGGCACATTGAGCTCGATGACATGAGAGCGCGTCTGCGCTATGTGCTGGACAACTTGGACAGCATCGAGCGGCGCACATATGTGCGGCATCAGGTTGAGCAAGTGCGCTCACGCCTGAATGAATTGTGTGATTTAACCAAAGGAGAAAGCAAGTGACAACACTGACCGGACACCAGATCGAAGCGGCACGCATCCTCACACTGCGTGCCATGCTCAAGCTAGAGATGAAAGGCTTAAGCAAATCCCGTGGGCCAACGGCCTACTCCACGCTCAAGATGATGGGCTTCAAGGGCAAGCGCCATGAGGTACTCGCTCAGCTCGACATCATCCGTGACGATATTTTGTGCAAGGAATAACGGGGGAACGGTTCCCCCTTTAACGGTGGGCACTGCCGCCCAGTGCCATTGTGTATCCCAAGGAGAAAACAAAGTGAACGACACTTACAACCCCAAGACTATGATGGAAATCTTTTTGCAGGCCAAGCACATCTTGCGCTATTCAAGTACGCGAAACATACTGCCAAGGGAGAACGACTGGTTCTACCGCGAGACTACCAAGTACGACTTGCATCCCATCGTATGGGCGGCAATGAAGGCGGCACGTCCGCATGACTGGCAGCAGCTCCTCCTCGAATGGCCGCATCAGTCGGTCAACGATGCCGCACGCATTGCCTACACTAGGGACGAGCGTGCAGGTATCACCGACAAGCAGACGGTCACATCCGTTGGCAAGTATCTGCGCCGCCACTGGCCTGCTCTGCCTGACCACGACATCCGTGATCTGGTGCAACGCTACGGCACGAACAGCGACTACAAGCTGGTGCACACCATGGCCGAGATGCTCCATCATTTAGCCAACGGCCCCGGCTCGTGCATGGTCTGGCATCGCTCCGGTGTGCGCTGTGCTGACGGCAAGACTCGCCATCCCTACGAGGTCTACAACCCCAAGTATGGCTGGCACATGGCGGTGGGTATTCTGAACGGTGAGACGCTCAGTCGTGCGCTGTGCATGGACAACAAAGAAACGGGCGACAAGTACTATGTCCGCACCTACCTGCGGCCAACCCGTGACGGTGACTACAGCCAAGTCGACGGCGGTCTTGAGCACTGGCTCAAAGAGCAGGGCTACGTCAAGAAGTACTCGTGGCAAGACGGTGAGAAGTTCGACAAGCATGAGGTCGACAACACGGTGCTCATGCCATTCCTCGATGGCAACGACAAACTCGTTGCAGACGGTGACGATCATCTGTACATGGAGTGCAACGGGCGGTACACGTGCAACCGCACCGATGGTCTAGCCAACGACGAGGAGGACAACGAGGACTACTTCAACTGCGAGTCTTGCGATGACCGCACATCTAACGACGATGGCTACTGGGTCAACCGCAGTGAGGACACCCATGTGTGTCAGTCATGTCTGGAGCACGACTACCAGTATGTGTATGGCCGCAGGGGTAATCAGTACTATGTGCACAGCGACTACGTTGTGTACTGTAACGACGAGTACTACGACGAGGATTACCTTGACGACAACGAGATCATTCTCCTTGAGAACGGTGATTACGAGATCTTAGACAACGCCGTCGAGGTGTCCGGTGAGTGGTACCACAT